CAGAATATATTAAGGGCGAGCCAGTTCATTTATGGGTAGACCCCGGCTACTCACAGGTAACAAAGTCGGCCTACGCTGTTGAGGCTGTACAAATTATTGGGGAACAGGTTAGGGTTATTGACGAAATCTTTGAACGCGAGAAGATTACTGAAGAGATCATAGAGATTTGCCAGATGCGCCCGTGGTGGCCCGATGTTCAACACGGAGTAATTGATGTTGCAGCCCATAATATAGGGGAATCCCGCCCTGTAGATACTTGGCTTGAAAAGGCCAGCCTGTATATGCAATCAGAGAGAGTCGGGATACTTGATGGTGTTGAAAGGTTCAACACATTCTTAAAAGAAAACCCTGTTAATAAGCAGCCGAATATAATTTTCAACCCCAAGGTAAAAGGTGTAATCTCTGAATTGGGCGGGTGTGCGAACCCGTTCGACGAGCAGATTCATGTTTATACTTGGCGTACAGACAGGGAAGGTAATACTGTTGGAAGGGAGCCTAGAGATGCTTTCAACCACGGCATTAAAGCAATAACCTACGGACTTGTCGTAAACTATGGCTACGCTAGGGCTGTAGGCTCGACCAAGATAATTACTGTAAACAGGTGGTAACGTGGCAAAAATCGACGACCTAGTAGACCAGATCGAAGAAGTCTGGGACTCGCCGGGGTTCCGAACACGCCGAACCCGAATGGAAAACGATTACGGTCTATACCGTATGAATCCTTATGACGCAGGAACCGGGTACCAGAGTTATACCTCTAACGCCCCCAAGATACTTGCCGACAAGATAATGTCTTATTTATCAAACGCCCAGATGTCGGTGCGTGTTCCTCTTAGCTTAGAGGTAGCAGATCGAGCGGGCGGTAGCTCCAAAGAGAAGTTTGTTATCGGTGCGCTTAACCTTGCCGATGAACGAATGCAAAGATTCGGGCAACCCAGTGTAAGAGAGCAGCTAGCGTTCCATATAGTTCTTCGTGGATGGTATGCAGGACGCACAATGCTTAACAAGCGTGAAGATGGCACCACCTTTGTTGACATAACTCCGTTCGACCCATTACACGTTTGTTATGAGATGGATGACCTAGGTATTGTCTGGCTTGCCCATAAATCTAAACGGTCAGCCTTATCAGTAAAGACTCGCTATAACGTAGACGTTGAGCCGACAATAGAAGGCGAGACAAGCGGTGGTGTTACTGTCTGGGATTACTACTCAAGGACAGAGAACGCAGTAATCGTCGTTGGCGACAAAGATGAAAACAAGTACGGTAAACGACTAACCAAGCACAATGTTAGGGATATGGATGGCAACCCTTGCGCGCCCGTATTCTTAGGAGCAGTCGGCCCGGCACCGTGGATACAGGATGATCTTTCCGGTGACGACACTGCCCGTGACTATGGCGAGTCTATATTTTCTGCTAACCGCACACTCTACGAAGACTTGAACTTTGCAATGAGTGCGTACAAGACACTGGTAAGGCGTGCTGTCAGGCGACCTTATAAGATTATTTCTCCTGACGGAACCACCACGCTGGATACCGACCCTTGGCAAGACGGGTCGGAAGTCCCACTCCCTGCCGGGACTGACATCTCGCTAATGGATGAGATCACGATGCCTCTCGATACGGGCAACTTCGTGGGTTTAATCTCTGGTGAGATTCAGCGTGGTGGATTATCTAACGTTAGTTATGGCGAACTGCCGTTTGCTATCTCAGGATTCGCAGCCAAGGTTCTTCAGGAAGGGTCAGCACACCAGATTGAACCGCGCGTACAGGCGATGACTTCCTGCTATAAACAGATGTCAGAGATCATATCCATGCAGTACGAGACTGGTGGATTCTCTGCTCTCGACGTAAGAGGTCGGCATAACGATATTTCCAACTACTTCAATGAAGAGATAAAGCCCGCAGACCTTGAAGGTGCCGGGGCTATTGATATAAAGTTTGGTGTACGAATGCCACAGGACGAGCCACAACTTGTCACAATGGCACAGATGATGCGTGACGGTGACAGGCCACTGGCACCTGACGAGTGGATTTGGGAAAACGTCATGCAGATAAATGATGTTGACCAATTCAAGAATGCTATTAGCGCACAACAGGCTCACGTTACTGAGCCGAAGGCGTTACTGCTTACCTTGATAGAGGGTCTGATGCAGACGGGCGAGCAGGAAAAAGCGATGATTTACTTAGACCTTCTAAGAAAAACATTGAAGCAGGATCAGCAACAGGAAGCTGCGCAGGATGTTCAGTTCCAGCAACTGGTTATGGCTGCGCAACAGATGGGCGCGCCCCCTCCCCCAGAAGGTGGAGGAGCCGGGCCACCACCGGGGCCACCACCCGGAACAGCCGGGCCTCCCGGCGTAGCTGGCGGGGTCATGCCATCTCCGATGCAGGGTTTCCCGCAAACACCCAACCCTAACCAAGCACCACCGGGAATGCCCGGTGGCCCCGGCCCTAGGGTTAATCCAGTAGGAAGAATGTAAGATGCCAAGATATAACGTTCCTCTAACAGCACCAGACGGTGAAGTTTTCTGGCATCCCGTTACTGCACCTAGCGCAGCTATCGCAATGTCGCGAGCAGTACAAGAAGCAGGTGGGTGGGGAATGCAGGCAGGAACACCCCTCCAGTTTCGCACTGGTATTGATATACCAGCAGAACAGCCCGGTGGCGTTACGCCAATGGCTACTAGCGACCCAACCCGTGTAGCTGGTTTTGATCCTATGGGCGGTAGTAGTGGTTTTGCGCAGCAAAGAACGTCAGGGCCAACAGAAGGCGCAATAATGACGGGAACGGGGTTTGCCTTTGACCCACGGGTACAGGCAGAGCAAGCAGAATTTAGAATGGCACAACCATCTGCGCTAGGCGCGGATATGACCCCGGCTGAAAGCTTTGACAAGTTTGATCTTATGGGTGGTCAAGGCCCCGGCGGGGCACAGTCGCAAGTAATGGGGTCAGTAGGAGCAGACCTTGCGCAGAAAAACAAAAACCTAATTGGCCCCATTCGCCCATGGGGTGAGAGAGTCGCAGATATAAATGTTATAGGTACACCGGGGGCTGAAGATTGGCACGTTTATCTTCCTTCAGATATGTTCCGATGGGGTGAAGCTGCGGGAAGCAAGAACCCCAATAATAAAATTGATGCGCCTCAAATTAGAGAGGTCATGGAGCATATCGCTGCAACAGAAGGGCGGGCTGGCTTTCAGGGAGCCATGAATAGCTTTATGCGTCAGTTGACGGATTTCCTCCAAGCAAATCCTCACAAATTGATGTCAAGGTATGTAGATAAGCGATTTGAAAGAGGCGACTGGCAAACCGAGGAGTACAGTGCTGACCAGAAGGACATTCTCAAAAATGTTATTGGCGTAAGGGAAGCGGAAGTTAGAGAAAAAAAACCTGAAGTTGGTGTTACTGAACAGGGAGACCCGTGGGACGACCTTCCAGATTATTGGAAAACCAGATGGGACGAGTATCAAAAGCTAACTGGTAAAGCGAGGGAAGCTGCTGCAAACCATAATCTTCCTTCGTACTGGAACCAACGCCCCGGAGAATACGCCAACCTAAGTTCGCAAGATCAGACGAGAGTTCTAAGCAACTTAGCACCAGATGCTAAGTCTTTAGAACAATTTTATGCAGTCGAACAACCTGCACCGACAGGATTTGAACCAGATGATGACTTAGATGACTTTAAAACCTTTGCGGAAGAAACAGGTCAGCCGGGTGCAGTATGGGAACCGATAGATGAAACAGGCTTTGTAGAAGATATAGACACTGATGTTGGCGCGGATGTAACTCTCCCTCCAGACGTACCAACTTTTAAGCCTGCTCCTCCTGCGGTTGTTCCTCCTCCCGGCGGTGCCCCTCCTCCTCCGGGTGGTGCCCCTCCTCCTCCGGGTGGCCCTGAAGGTGGCCCGGGTGGGCCGGGTGGCCCGGGTGCTTTTGACCCTAATCTATCTTTTGAAGCAAACATGATGGGCTTGGGTTCCCCCCAAGGGATTGTAGATAACCGTGGCCTCTTTGAAATATCTCCTACTGCTGGCTATCGCCGTGCCTTCGGCAACGTATTTGGGGAGGGATTTGGTCGCAGAGGCCCGATTGGAGGTTATCTCCAAGGACTCCAAGACCCTCTTACCGCTGCCTTCCAAGGAGGCGCGATCAGGAATCTCCTTAATCCCCAACCGGGATTAGGTCTTGGTGCGGGAGATGCAGAAGGGATGGCATTGCCGGGGCAGTCATTCCAAAACTTTCTTTCACAAGCACAGCAAGCAGAGGGTGGTCTTGGCTCTGTGTGGAATCAAGCATTGCAGGATGTAAATACTTTTAGAGGTATGCAACAGGCAGATATTCCAGTAGCAGCCCAGCAATACTTTGCGCCTCAAAGCGTACAGGATGTAGGTCAGGCAGCTAGGTTGATGGGCGCAGCACAGAGGGGCAGATACTCACCGCTTGTTAGCGGAATGTTCCGACCGCAAAGCTATGAAGACTTATATGGTGATTACGTTTTGCAGAATCAGGAACGTGCCCAGCTAGGAGAGGCTATGCCCCAGAACTTCTATGACTTTGCAGCTTCAAGGTTTGGTCTCTAATGGCTATCGGAGACTTTAAAAATCCAAGCTGGGAAGAAACGTTCTCAGGATTCCTTGAAGAAGAACCCCGCGCTGCCTTCTTTGGAACCTTAGCCAGTAAAACAAGTGATGCGTTTCAGGATACGGCTGCACGTAGGAGACAGGCGCAGGATATCTATGGTCAGGCATTAGGTGACTTCTATGGAAAGCTTGGTGAACAGATAATGTCAGGACAGCCTCCTACGATGAAGTTCACCGAGTTCTTACAGGATATGCCCTTTACTGAACGATTCGCGCAACAAGGAAGGCAGTTTAACGAACTAAGTAGATACCGTCCACGAACCAGACACCTTTATTACTAATGGCAGTTCCATCCTTTAATGACTTTCTTAAAGAAGTCACAAGTCTCGGCAAGGCAGAAACCGGATTCAATGTTAAAAATGAACTGGGGTTCTCTCCTGCCGACTACACAAAAACCTATGCAAAACGCCTACTGATTGACCAGAATCCTCTTGTCTATCTGCCAAAAATGCTTGCCCGAACATTTGGCGCAGATGTAGGTGGCCCATCTCCAGATGAGCCTAAACTCCCAATGGCGTTACAGCTACCAGAAACTTTATTTGACATGCAGCCGTTAGCTAAACATTGGGCAATGCAGGCTCCAGATCAGCCTAGAATCGGTTGGGAAGGCTTTAGTGTGACCCCAAGAGATGTAGCTATGGGTGCAGCACAACTTACAAGTCCATTTGATGTTGGAATCACAGCCCTAACTCTGGGTTTTGGGACACCGATAGCAGCAGGATTAAGAGGAGCAGCAGCAGGTACGGGAGTAATAGGCCGTAACAAAGCATTAAAGTTAGGCGCGAAAGGGGCAGCAGCCCTTGTTGAACCGCTTGCATCTACCGGAACTAAGTCAGGACTTGCAAGAGCATTAGGTCTTGAGTTAGGTACTGGGCTTGCTGCTGAAACAGGTTTACGTGCAGCAGAGAGAGAAGGTCTCCCAATGTGGGCTGCCCTCCCTATTGGTCTGGCATCTGGTGGTGCTTTCTTAGGTACAGCAATGGGCGCGAAAAAAGCTATTGATCGCTTTGGTAGCCATGGCAACCGAACCGCTGCGCAGATGGAAGAGGTCATTAAGTTCCCGTCAGACGTGCCACCGTCAGCTTTGCCAGAAGCTTCAGAGTTCCTCTTTGTCGCGAGGAATATGGACGAAGCGACCTCAATGATTGGTGAGTTTACAATAGCCAGAAACCAAAACAAATCAATGAGTAAGGGCTTAGACCTTCAAGACTTCTTAAAGATAGATATTGATGAGGGCACTTGGCCTCAAGCCGTAGCATACCCCGACCCAGCATTGCCGGACATCATCAGAAATAATGCAAAACTTTGGAATGACAAACTTGCTACTGAAAAATACACCCCAACGACAACGCCATTAAAGAAAGTAGGGCCGGGAGATAAGCCTTGGGATGAGGTAATAATTCCCTTACAGCCAAGAGACTTAGAGAAAATGAAAGCTGTTGGGACGCGCTTTAAAGGACTCAGTGGTTTTTATGGAGTTAGGGCGAATGGAACGCCAGTATTATTTAGGATAACTAAAGAGAACTTAATTACAGGTGGGATGGTTGAGGGGAGCATAGGGCAATCCTTTAGATTAGGCAGCATGGAAGAAGTAGAGGCTGTCGCCAGAAGAATCAATGAGATTCTTGAAGATACAAGAAAGTCTCCTCTTCAGATTGACCCTGACACTTTATTTGGAAAACTAAGGAAAGCCAGAACTCACCTACGCACCGTACTGGAACCTCGACTGGCTCCTGAATCCCTCACCCTGTCCGCTCAACGTACTGCTCAATTTTTCAGACAGGTAATTAACGCACAGGCTGAATGGATTAGAACTTTTCCTGACCCCGACGAAGAGGCACTGCTTGAAGCCCTTCAACTAGCAGAGAGGATTCATACGAGAGGTTTAGATTTAGACCGAACCGCAGGACAACGCGCCCTTAAAGTTATTGATGACTACATTAAAGAAAACGAAGCTTGGGCTTTGCAAACTAAGAGAGCGTTAGAAGACGCTCGCGATCCTAGTAGAAGGATTGCAGACCTTAAAACCCGCGGTGTAATAGATGCCGAAACTGGCAACCTTAAGGTAACGACCTCTAAAGGCATAGAAGTAGTCACAGAGATAAAAAGTGTTGATAGTTATGTAAAAACTGTTGGCAATATGTATGGCGTTGACAGGCAATCCCAAGAGAAGATTGCTGGGTTTTTAAGACCCTTTATGCAGTTTCTGGCAGAGGGCTTTGGGATAAGTGAAGAAGACGCAATAAAAAATATGCTTGTCGGTGTCGCAGATAGACAGGCCAAATCTGCCTTCGACGTCCCTGATCTCCCAGAGCATTTAAAAGGGGCACTGGCAGTTACCCACGGTCTGCCAACACAAAATTTATCGGCAGCGCATTGGGCTAAGATAAGAGCATCAGGTGCTATGGATGTAAACCCAGATTTACATTTCGCTCCCATGCAGTCATTAATATCACTCTTTCAGCGAGAGAGGGAATCGCCTAGAGGCACGGACGAGTTGGGAAATGTTGTTACATTGGTTCATGAGTTTTTCCATGTAATCATGAATAACCTTGTGCAATTATTACCACCGGAGCAATACGAAGAATTTAGTCATCTTATAAAACAACAGATTGCCTTTACCCGAAAAACACTTTACCCCCTCCATGAGTCAGATGACTATGCAGAACTGGTGGAAGAGATAATTTCGGCTTCAAGCGTTACTAGAAGGGCTGCCCTAGCAAAAGCAAGGAACCTGAGTGACTCCCAGTACAACGACTTAATAGCAAGATGGATGGATATACCGTCAGTCAAAGCAGCGGTCTTGTCGGGCGAGGCTGGGGAATCGTGGATAGCTGGCGTTCCGAGAGGCGCGCGGTTTATGTACAACGCCGACCCTGATCTTCTACAGAGAGTAGATATATTAGGAGATTCTCCGGGGTCAAGGGCTTGGCGTAAATCGGGTGACGCAGCAATCGATGACTACAAACAACTTGCTATTAAAATTTACGATCCCGTAACGGGAGATAAAGTAAAGACTGATCCTTGGCATAGTCAGGTAGCAGAAGCAGGCGCAGAAATCTTTTCGTCGTATATATATAAAATGCTTACTAATCCAAACTATCGCCCAGCCTTGGGAGTAACCCGCGGCGACCAGTGGATGAACGACATGTTCAGGAAGTGGGCTGAAATGCTCCTGAAGCTAATGAGAGACTTTAGGGCATATTGGGAAAGAGGCTTGAAGGCGATAGACAAGGAAGGATATGGGATACCCTCACCCGAACATGCTAGATGGCCTACTGCGCAACGCTATACAAAAACAGGGCCACATGGCATGGCAGAGGGCTGGCGAGGTGCAGACGGACAAACGTGGGATCGCGTTGAAAAGTTACTTGATGACGTAAGAAACGCAGAGTTCCGACCATTATCAGTCCCTATGGCTGGCGAAATGTTAGTTCCAGCAAACAAGCAGGGTGGTAATAGGCTCCTTCTTGAGAGGCTTATGGCAGCGAAAGTTCAGCGACGGGTGGGTGATTACCTGTCTGAGAAAGAGGCAAGCCTTCTTCGGGTTAATCTTGCCAATCTATTAATAGGGTTTGACGCTACCGAACTTATTGAGACACTCCCGCTTGCAATGAGAATAGATTTGCCGGGCACCATTGACGAGAAGTCGATGCTGCAAGAGTTCACGCCATTCGATGTGCGCATGCGCCAAGTTCAAAGAACTTTATTAACTGATGTAATATCCCCGCAGCAGTATCTTACCCCCTTTGGAGTTTCTCTTACATCAGGAGAGCATCTAAGACATATCTGGCGGGTACTTAAAGAGAGGAAGTTATTAGACCCAAGAGAAGATGTTCCTTTCTTTGATGAAAGCGGTTCAAATATAGGGGCAATGTGGGATGACTCGGTGATTGACGCATTGCCACTAGAAGCATGGGCTACCCGTGTATCCATGTCAAAAGCTTTGTTGAGAGAGATAGGTCAGTTATCTTTTGCTCAAAGAAATAGTTTAGAACCTTTGTATGAAGCCAGTTATTTGAATCATAACTTAGAGCCACTCACTTCCATGCAGGCAGCCCAAGCTGACCAGAGTGGTTTTAGATTTATCAAACCTCAATCTCCTGAAGAGATGTTTACCCTTCAAGATATGATTAATGCTAAATCGGAGGTACGTGACCAGTCTAGGCCGCGCGTAGGAATTTACCAAGGAGAGAGACTATTTGTTACGGCTGAGGATGTTTGGCCTATAAAACATGATTTCTTGCAGGCAGAAGCATTGCTGGAAAGGGCGCGCAGAGAAGGCACTCCTGCACAGATCGACCAAGCAAAGCTGATACTAGACGCAAATCAGAAAAACATTAACTATGTATACGATCAGGTAGCAACATCATGGCCTTACTCAGAGGCATACAGGGAGTTAATGAGGGACGCAACTGAGGAAGAACTTGCTCAGGCAGTACGAAATATACAAGGCATACGAAGAGAAAGACCGCAAGGGCCTACCCTCTTCTTCCATGCAGGTGTTATGCCTCAAGGAAGATTCAGGCATTCTCAAACAACAACCTCCCTACACAACACGCTTTTTGGGCCGGGGCTTCTCCTTACCGACCATGCATTAATTGCAGGCATGGATGGAGTGAGTTCTCTGCAATCAGCAAAAACGGGTGTTACAGATGCAACAAAGAGGTGGGGTGGTGCCCTTATTAATCAGACTAAGTGGAATGGAATAGTAGAAGCATTCCATGTCGCTGTTCCGTCTGAGAATATTATGCGCCTTGATGGTATTGGCAAGTCTGATCCTGTAGGCACAAGGTTCTTCAATAATCTTTTTGGGAGACTTGGGACAAACGATAGAAACTATGAAACAACCTTTGGCCCAGAAGTAGTTTCCTTAGCCAACTCTTATTTCCGTGAAGCCTTAGATGAAGTTGCTCAATGGCCCCAGCATGGGTATGCAAACTTTAATGAGGCACTTACTCATTTCACAGGTAGGATAACGGAAAAATTTGACTACAATAATATGGACATTATGGAAGGCCCTGCGAGAGTAGCTAATTCCTATAACGGTTCAAACGCTTCTTGGATGATGTTTACTCACATGGCTGCCATGGTTGCCACTTTAAGGGCAGTAAGAGAAATAGGTGCGCCAATGGCTATAAGGGGTTTTCCTCACCGATCTCCCCACGAACTTTGGCGCACACGGGCAGCACTGATGCGCAGGCTGAGAAAAGAACTTGATGAAGTAAAAGAGTTTAGTGAAAATCTGTATGACACATATTGGGAAGCAGATTTTACACCGGATATGACCCCTATGCGTGAGGGAGGCACAAAGTATTTCGGCGATATGTCGAACCCTTCGGTAGACGCAAGAAGTAATAATGGGCTAATTGCCAGAATAATACAAAGAACATCTCCTTCAATGTGGAATGTTATGAAGGGATTTGAGGAAGCAGATATTCCGGGTACTAGAGGATATAGGTACGCTGGAGACAAAGTAGCTGTTGGGGAGCATATAGAACCAGAGGAGTTCCTAACTTACAGAGGACTTGCAGATGACTTCTTTTCAGTGATGCTGCCACACGACATGGATCAAGCTGCTCAAATGATGTTAGGTCAAATAAGTAACGGTCAATTGCTTAACCAATTTAGACTTGGTCAAGGGTGGCTTCTGCCTGAAGATAAGTTTGGACGCACCATGCGTAAGGTGGTACAAAAATGGTCAGGAGGAGAACTTAGAGACCTTGAACTTTTCTACAGAGAAGCAAACGTAGAAGCACTAACTTTCATTGGTGGAGGCAACACCGGGATACCTCATAGACTAGCCATGCTTGTCGGGAATGAGGATGTTATTAATAACAATTTAGTTAAAAGGGAGAACTTAAGCCCAGAAGCCCCTAGTGCTAGATTGGAAACAAACTTTGAGTATCCAAGAAAAGCAGAACGCCTACCAACAAGAGATAAGAAAACAGGTCGTTTCGTAAAAAAGACCAGTATGTTTTCAACCTCGCAGTTTAGCTTTAGCCCAAGTGAAGCTACGAAAAAACTATCAGATGCCAAAGCTAAGTTAGAAAAGGTTATTCGCAAGCAGATAGAAGCACTTAAGGAGAAAAAAATACTTGGCAGTTCTAGGCAAGGTGGCGCAGCGGACGTAGTAGACCTTAACAAGAAAGCATCAAAAGGAGATGTTGTACCAAACCTTGATGTAACTGACGCTAATATAGACCCGCCTATTTATAAAGGTAAGCCTACTCGTTGGAACAATATCGTTCCAAGGGAACTGGATGAAGTTCTGGCTTCCGATCCATCTGAAGGTCTTAGGTTGGCAGACGGCACTATAACTAATGAGGGCAACGCCAGCATTGCAGTGGCTATTATTCGCAAGATGCCTGAACTCCTTGAGAAGTCATGGGAGTTAGTTAAGGTCAACGAAGAAATCTTGGCAGCAAGCCGAAGAAGAAAAGCTGCCATATCAGCTTCACTCGCAGAACAAATATCTGACCCAAGACAGTTAGCGATAGCCCAGATGGGTGCCCTGCGTGGCGAAATGACTGCCTTGGGCTTTGAGCCTATGTCTATGGATGTTAAAGAGTTTGCAGCTTTACTTTCATATGCACAGCAGCGATTAGGAGAAAGGTCATTCGATGTTGTTAATGCAAAGATAGCCCTTGAGAAACTTACAGGGCATTCCTTTGACCCAAGCGTAGAGCCGGGACTCGCAGCGCGTCATCTTCAACGCAACGAAATCATGTTGATTGAACGGTTATTCGGCTTTGATATTGCAGCTTTAGCTGCTACAAGAAGCAGGCAGCTACGCACAAGGGAGAAGATACTAAGAGCATTAGTAGACTTCCTAAACATTCCAAGAATCCTTTTGCTGGGTGGAGACTTTGGGGGACTGTTTAACCAAGGGCTACTGTTTGCTGGGCGACCTAAAGCCTACCTGAAGGCTGCTGCTGAAGGCTTGAAATCATTTGCCATACCGAGGAACTTTGAACAGGCGATGAGAGATATAGAAGGGCATCAGCATTTCGCGAAGTTCTTCTCACCGCCCGGTGTAAGGTCGGGGGTAAACGGAGAAGGCGGGTATGGTGCTTACTTTGCAGACCTTAATAGTCCGCTAAGTCTCAGGGAAGAGCAGTTCGTATCAGAGTACCTTAGAAGAATCCCCGGCATAGGGCATATGTATAAAGCATTTGAACGGTTCCACGTTGCCTTCCTTAACAAGCTAAGGTTCGACATGATGCAGAGTGCTTACCTTGTCTTCAAAAACTCTGGCGCAAAGCAGGCAGATATAGACAGGCAGATGAGAACTTATGCTGACTGGGTAAACAAAGGCACTGGCAGAGGTAATATCTGGAAGGCTAATGAACTTACAGCAGGGCTGAACACTATCTTCTTAGCCCCACGATGGGTTGTCTCAAGATTCCAAGTACCTGTTGCGGTAGCAAAAGAACTTGGCAGCTACTCAATTAACAGAACAACAGGCAGACCTGTAAAGAACAACCTTGTTGCAAAGCAAATAGCAAAAGACATGGTGGGCTTCGCTACGGTTATAGGTGGGATAGCCACATTGCTTTCGCTGAATGGCTTCCAAGTAGGAACCGACCACCGCAAGTCAGACTTCCTTAAGCTTACTAAGGGTAGGACAAATATCGACTTAACTGCGGGAATGGGTTCTGTATTCAGGTTTATATTCAGGGCGGGAAGCGTATCTCTCCAAGGAGCAACAGAAGGCGAGCCGTTCCGCGGTAAACTTCTGTCAGCCACAGGCGTTGAATACGATAAGAACCTTTGGGATGTCTCATCAGACTTCCTTAACATGAAGTTCAGCCCAGCCGTGAGAACTGTAGACACGCTTGTTACGGGTAGAAACTTCTATGGTGAAGATATAGACGCTGAACGAGCATTCCTCCCAACTGACCTTAAGACCCTGCAAGAGTGGGCACCTCTATGGATACAGGAAGTAGGTGATGCAGCAGAACAGCTTGGTACAAGTTCAGCAGCATCACTACTATTACCTTCACTTGCAGGTTTGAACGTTGCAATATATCCCGACAAGAATGATCTTGCACTAGAAGCCCTTGGTAGAAACTACACGGAAGCATGGCCTTTTGAGCAGGAGTCTATCGACATGCTTTACTACGAAGAGAGTAGATTCTCTCCAAGTGAATACTCGGAGAACAACTACGCTCTTAACTCGTTGTTCCTTGATGAGATGGAAAAGGTTTTAAGTAACCCTAATATCAGCGATACGCAGAAGTCTTATCAGATTTCCAAGAGATACCACGATCTCAACAAGGAGAAGCGAGGAATTAGACTCCAAGCTTTCGGTGCTGATGACCAAGGGCGAGAGGATGAATACCCGTTAAGGGTTTCCCAACAGGAGTTCTATGAGTACAAGGACAGCCTTTATGATCCCGCAACATTTGCAGGATCGAACTCAGCCTATGAATATGCTGAACTTCTTGAACAGATATACCTTGATGGTCTTACTGAAATAGAGCGTGAGTATATTCTTGCAAACATGTACATGCTCCCCTTGCCGATGGAGTTGCTTGACCTAAAAACTACAACGGGTGAATCTCCGGGCTGGGTAAAACGAGTTACCCAAGCAAGGGAACTTCAGGCAAAGGTCGTTCGCAGGCACGGCCTTGAAGCTGCGCCCTTTGATCCCTCACTATATGAAGAGACTCGCGAGATGCAGAGAAATATAGGTGGGGAAACGTACGCGCAGGAAGTTGCCATAGCTAACTAGCTTGCCTTATTATTTGTAAACCTAAACAAGTGAGATGTGCCATCTAACTGGTGTTATATCTCGGAGACAAAGAAAATATGGTTACAGAGCGTAACGACATAAGTACAGAATCTCAGGTGGAAACTACTGAAGTTCCTTTGGATACACCTGCTCCGACTGAAACTGAGACAGTAACAGAACAAGTTGAGCAGCCAACGCCAGAGGTTGAGAGTAGTGAATCTATCGAGGTTGTTGCAGAGTCCGAACCTCAACCACGGTCTGAGGCATCGACACCAGTACAGTCAAGTGAGGAGTTCCGTAAGTATCAGTCGTCCACCGACAGGCGAATGGCTGAGTTGGAAGGAAAGCTACAAGAATCAGAAACAGCACGCGTACAAGCTGAACAACGCGCAAACTTAGATAACCTGAACCAAGAAGTTCAGGCTTATGAGCAGCAGCTTCGCACGACGTATATCAACCAAGGCATGGATGATGTGACCGCTGGGCAAATAGCACAGCAGAACGCAAACATGGCGAAGGAAGCATACACGGCGAAACTTGAGGCTCAGAATGTTACTCAGAAGCAAAGGGAAGTTGAAGCCCAGCTAAATACTAGGACTCAACTTGCCAAGGCTTACGAGTTAGCGAGTCAGTACAAGGTTCCATATGCAGAGTTACAGGACTTTCCTGACCCTGTATCTATGGAACGGCACGCGAAGGCTCTTTCTAGGATTCAAGGTTTGGAGGGGAGAATCCAACAGGTGACTCCACCCCAACAACTCGCAGGTAGCGCACCTTCTGCTGACGTAGCACCCACAAATGCCGAAGACGTTTTAGATAGATACAACGCAGGTGATGCTGCAATAACAACTGAGATGGCACGTTCAGCCGCGCAGCGGTTAGGCATGACTATCTTTGGCTGAGGTATAAGAAATGGCTTCTGTACAGACCAGTACAACTGGTAATTTACAAAATATGTCACGAATTATGCTTGCTTCGGCTAGGTATACCGAAGAGCATAATGCGCCAATGGTAGGACTTATTGAAAAGTTCAGCCTTGGTAAAGGTGAATATCAACTCACGATCCCCAAGGTCGCCCAGATGGATGCTGAGGACTTGGTAGAAGGTCGTGACATGGTGGACAGCGAGGACATTGATGTATCAACTGTCACCGCTACTACCGCTGAAGTAGGACTGAAGGTAATTGTTACCGACACTCTTCTCCAGCAGAACAACGAAGATGTGTTCAAGATCATTGGTCGCCAGATGGGTGATGCAATGGCGCGCAAAAAGGACACAGACATCATTGCTTTGTTTCCAACCCTAAACGGGGCTGTAAAGCTTGGTGCTGACAACGCAAACTTTACCCTTGCTAACGCATCGGCAGTTATTGCTACCGCAAAGGCAGATCAGTTTGGTTCCGACATTTTTGTCGTACACCACCCTAATGCTCTTTGGAAGTTGGCAACTGATGTAGGTAACACTCTTGCTACCTATCCACTCCCTGACGCTTTTAACAAGCCAGCAGTAAAAGATTACTGGACAGGCATTAAGCTTTCAGGTGTTCCGTTCTTTGAGGATGGAAACATTCAAACCGTAACCGATAATTCTGGTTATGGAGTTATCGCTGATAAGACAGCTATGGGTCATCTTGCTGCAAGGGCAAGGCGAGAAGAGCGTGAGCGGGACATTTCCCTGCGAGCGTTTGAAGTAGTTGTCACTGAAGATTACGCAGTATTTGAAGTTGATGACACCCGTGGTGCTGCAATCCAGTACGAAATCGGAAACCCATCAACTAGCGCATAAGTTAGTTTTTATTAGGAGGCTCTTGTGGTTAAATCTGGCTTGCAAAGTATGACTGTTGGTGGGGTTACAAAACGATCCTACTGGAAATATGAAGCTGATTCGGATGAATGGGTCGAATGTCCTAATCTCCCCGTTTCGTATGAAGACGTATACTTAGAGCGAGGCTTCCGCAAGAGTCCTCCTGAAAAAAAGGATGTAACGATAACCGAGTCCTCTAACATCGGCAATCGCAGGACTAAAGAGCCTGTAAAAAATACGAGGTAAATTCTCATGGCATTTCCAACTGTAGTATCTGGTTCACCCGGATACGACAAGACCGCCACTACGACGCAGAAGCATCGTCTTGGCACAAAGATGGCTTATAACGATGGGCGGGTCTTCTACTACTCTTACGCAGCCGAAGCTATTACGGCTGGTAAAGTAACGATGGGTTCACAAACATCATCAGGGCATCTAACAGACATACCTGTTGCTGAAGCTGCTGCTGCTGGTGCGAACCAGATAAAGCTGACTAACCAAACTACTGCTATTACAGGTAGCGGTAAGTACACAGGTGACTTTAGAACTCGTGGCGACTATGTAGATGGCTACGTTTTCATTAACGACGCTGCTGGCGAGGGTCAGATTTTCCAAATCGCAGACCACAGTAGTGCTGCTGCAAGTGCAACTTTAACCATTGACCTTTACAACAACGACACAGTTCAGACTGCGCTTACCACTTCTTCGGAAGCAGGTCTTCATAAGCCTGTTGGACATTCAGTAGAAGTTTGGGATGCATCGGACATTGACGGTCCAGCTTTAGGTGTACCAACTCACGATATTGCATCGGGAGAATACTTCTGGAACCAAACCGCAGGACCCGCAGCCGTACTATCTGGCGGGACTCTTGTTCTTGGTAACGAAGCTTATACTTCTACTGACGGTGCAATAGATCCATCTGGTGCTGACAACTCAGTAGAGTGCAAGGTGGGAAGAGTTCTTGCTGCTGCGGCGGACACTGAGTACGCTTTGATTGATCTTTCAATCAAGTTCTAGTTTTTAGGAGGACTGGCATGGCAAAGGCAAAGTTGTGGCTTCCTGTGTCCGCAGGAAACCAAAGACGTAACCTTCGCCAAGTCAGTCCTCCCGAAGAATTAAAGAGCGTTATGGGTACGATGGAAGAAGACACTTTCAACGTCGGCCCTAACGGGCAGCCTGTGTACATTCCGGGCGCAAGCAGACTCACCGGGCATCAACTCGATGAGATTCTTCACAAGGCAGCCGAACAAGCAGAGACAGAAGCAAAGGCTGCACAGCCGACGCAATCTGTAAGCAGAGAGAAATTGGATGACCTTAAAGGGGCGTTGAGGTCTATAGCAGACTGGCGCAAAGGTAAGCGCAACAACAAGTAGAGGTTATCGTGGCTGCAATACAAAGCAGAACTAGAGAACAAATACGCCGATCTATTGCTGCTAATCTCGATCAGCCCCCATCAGGTACCGCAACAGGAAATGGGAGTACAACAACACTCCTTGATACCAACTACATAGGCGGGGATGACGAGTTCAATGGTGGCTGGCTTGTCTTTACATCTGGAACCAATGACGGTCTTATCCGTCGCGTAACCGACTACGCTACCAGCACGGGTACACTTACCTTCAAGCCAGCAGCTACGGCTTCCACGGCAACGAATGACACCTACGAATTTTGGAGGTCTGAGTACCCGCCAGATCGTATCCATGAATTTATTAATCAAGCACTTATCCAGCGCACTCCCCGCGGCTTAGTAACTGACGAAGATATATCCAATCACGGGCACTCATCAGATAGTCGCCATGATATTCCTTCGGCTATGGTCGCTGTTGCAGGAGTTGATTACCGCTACCAATACTCTGGTAAAAAGGTTGATGAGGCGAGTACCGCTTGGACTGCTGGCTCAAGCGTAACGATTACTGCTGACACCGAAGATAATAAAGCATTCAGCAGTTCTACCCGTATGTATTTGAGTGGAGTATCCGCAGCAACCGTTGGCTATAAAGATGTTACTTCGTTAGACCTGCGCAGGTACGACACTCTTGAGTTCTGGTTTAAGTCTTCTGTAACACATGCGGCTGGTGACTTAACGATTGTTTTAGGTGAAGGCTCTACCCTTGCTACTCCAAGGGAAACCATCAACATCCCTGCTGCTACTGCAAGGACATGGACTTACATGCGGGTAAGCCTTGTAAACCCAGAGTTGCTTTCAGCTATCGTATCTGTAGGACTTAAGTTTGTTACAGGTACCTCTACAAGATACATATGGATTAATGACATCAAGGCTGTGAATACGGAGTCAGCGGTATTCCGTAGGCTTTGGCCCGGTTCCTATCGTATAGAGCGCGAAGCACGCAAGGTATTCCTTAAAGAAGATTCAAGGGCAGAGGTGGGATATAGCCTTATACGCCTGATTGGGTACAAGCTACCGTCCCTGCTTACGGCTGACTCAGATACGGCAACCTTAGACCCTGACCTGATTGCTGCACGCGCTACAAGCAGGTCGCTATTCAGTCTTGCCAGAGGCAGGACGACAGACCCTGATGATAGTGACAGGCGTGCTGCCTTCTTTGAAGGTGTTGCTGCACAGGCAGAGCGTTCACTACCTGCCCTTAGACCGGGTACAAAGATGGTGGACTAATGGCTTCTGTTGTCGGTCAAAATGAAATCCTTCTTAACACCAAGCGGTACAAGATTGCTGGGCCTGTACGCAAGACCCTTGTAAGCATCGCTGCTCCAAGGTTTACCATCGGTGACACCCAGCGAGGTGCTGACCCAAGGGCATCTATCCTCACACAGAACGACTTTCGTGGCGGTATAGGCTGGAACCGTGG